CCGTCGACCGAACGGCTTTCCGGCGAGAATGCCATCCAGTTCCTCGGTCGCGGCCCGGGGGAGTTGACCATCGAGGCGGTGCTATTCCCGCGCCATCGCGCCGGCCATAGCGAGACCGCCATCGACGCGCTGCGCGCGGTGGGCGATGCCGGCATGCCGATGCCGCTTATCCGCGGCGATATGCGCATGCTCGGATGGTATGGCCTCGGCTCGATCGAGACGGATGAAAGCTATCTCGACCGGCTCGGCCGGCCGGGCATGGTCTCCCTGGTAGCAAGCCTCACCCGCTACGGCCGAGACGGTCCCGGCGCCGGCGGCCTTTCCTTCTTCGGGATCTGACCATGGCGCGGATCCACACGACGTCCGACGGGGAGATGGCCGACGAGATCGCCTGGGCAGAATACGGCGACCGGCCGGAAGGCCTGATCGCGCTTCTGGAGGCGAACCCCATCCTCGCCCGCTCGCCGCCGATGCTGCCGGCGGGTCTGCGCCTCATCCTGCCCGACCTTCCCGAGAAAGAGCCGTCCCCGGCCGCCACGATCAGGATCTTCACCACATGAAGGGCTTCACGCCGCAGATCTTCTGCTCGATCGACGGGCGCAATGTTTCCGGCCTGGTCGCGCCGCGCCTGATCCGCGCGACCGTCACCGATGGCACCGGCATCGAGAGCGACGGCGTCACGGTCGAGCTCGACAATGACGGTGACCGGATCGACCGCCCGCAGAAGGGCAGCACGCTCGTCTTCGGGGGTGGATACAAGGAGACAGGTGGGCCGCGCCTCTTCGGCTCCTACACGATTGAGGATGCCGAGAAGAGCGGGGCAAAGCGGCGCCTCACCGTCATCGCCCGCGCGGGCAGCCCCGCCGAGAAGATGAAGGAAAAGCGGAATCGCGCGTTCGAGGATATGAAGGTCCAGGACATCATCTCCAGCATCGCGGGCGATGCCGGCCTCACGCCCGCCGTCGATCCGGACCTCGCCGATATCGTCATTCCCTACCGGGCCCAGCTTAACGAGAGCGACCTTCATCTCCTGACCCAGATCGGCCAGCGGTTCGGTGCGATGCCGGTCATGAAGGACGGGCACCTCGTCTTCGCCCGCAAGGGCAAGGGCGTGTCGATCAGCGGCATGATGCTTCCCGTCGTCGAGATCGGCCCGGACGATCTGCATGGCGAGGACGCATGGCGCCTGCGCGGCACTGCCCGCGCGAAGTACGGCACCATCCGCGCCCATTGGCACGATCCCGAGGACGCCACCCGCAAGAAGGTCGAGGCAGCCGGTGACGGCCCTGTCTACGAAATCCCGGAAATCTTCCAGAGTGAGGCGGAAGCACAAGCGGCAGTAGAGGGCCAGCGGAACAACCAGGACCGCGAGGAAGAGAAGCTGAGCCTCACCGTGATCGGCAAGGAGACGCGGCAGGCCGAGGCGAAAATGTTGGTCGAGGGCATCGACCGGGACGCCGATGGAGAGTGGTCGATCGACAGCATCACGCATGTCTTCACCGGCACCGCCTCCTACACCAACGCCATCGAGGCAGTCAGAAAGGAAAAGAACTGATGGACGGAAACATGAACGATCTTCTGAGGACAGTCGCATTCCTGCTCGGCGTAGTCTGCGGGCTTCTCGGCGCAATGGCCGTGTTGCTCCTGGTGTCGGTCTTCGTTGACGTGAACCTGACTACGGCGTCCGTGCTGCAGATCCTCGCCGGCGCCGGCGTTGGCGGCCTCTCTTTGTGGCGCACGGCCTGACCGAGTGGATAAGGCGCTGATCGTAAACAGCAACAAGCTGCGGTTTCATTCCTGTTGCAGCGTGGTTGGCAATTCCACCGTGTTGGGTCTAAATGACCAAAGGTTGTAGGGGTAGAGGGGGTTTGAATGCGACTTACAGCAGGACTTTGTACCATTCTTCTGTTGTCGAGCGCTCCGGCGATGGCTGGCTTTGATAGCTGGTCGGCGGAGAGTGAGGACGATCCGTTTTCAGGCGGCAACAGAACCACGGTTGATTATTTCAGCTCCTCGCGCTCAGGCGTGCTGATCATCTGTGATACGGCTGAACCGGGACTTATGGTCCGGGCAATCCCCGGCTTCGCCTTCGATGACAGCTTGTCCGGCTATACGCCGGAAATGGAATTTGCCGTCGATGGCACGCGCGTGCTTGGCCAGTCAGGACGCGTCGGCGCCGTTGGTGACAACGTCGCAGCAGCAGAGACCCAGTTATCCAAGGAGAATTCCGAGGCCTTCGTAAAGGCCTTTGCCGGCGCCAAGAAGCAGGTGGCGATCAAGGACGGTATAAGTGATCGCCCGTTCCTTCTCACTGCAAGGGGCTCGACCAAAGCCGGCGCCGCCCTGGTGAGATGCATGGCGAACCAGAAGTGAAACGACACTGGAGGGCGCGCGATTGCTGCGCCCTCTCTGTCAAAATTTTGCTGCCAAATGAAGTTGCGCGCCGCGCCATTCGATTTTGCGCGCTACAGAAAGCCGCATGCGGCAGAGCCCGGCATGAAGCGCCGCCTCCCAGGGGAAGGCCGGCGCCTCATCGGGCGCGCCGGATGCGGCGCTCAAGGGCGCGGCGAAGCCGCCTCCCCGCCCGGCCCGAAGGTCGCGTGCAGCAGTTCGGCGGCGATGCGCGCGAAGCCCGCGAGCCCGTCCGCCACCGCCATGCCCGCCACGTCCTCGTCGGAGAAAAGGTTGCCCGCCCCGCGCAGCCCCGCGCCGATGATGCGGATGAGGTCGTCCGCCCTCAGCCTTCCGGAGGAAAAACGTTCGGCCAGCCCCGTCAGGCTGTCGACCGCAAATGCCGTCTCCAGCTCGGCGAGCGCGCCGAGCGTCAGGCACAGCACCCTCGTCTCGCCGTCGAGATGGGCTTCGATCTCGCCGCGATGGCGGTTCGCCCGCGCGCCCATCACAGCGCCTCGAAGGTCAGCGCGCCGGCCGATTCCAGCGCGATCTCGAAGGCCACCTCGCCGTCATGCGCGCCGGAATATTCGAGCGCGGCGATCTGGAACGGCCCGGCGACCGTGCCGAAATCCGGTATGACCACCTGCCAGCCGGCAATGGTTCCGGCGAAGAACAGCGAGCGCACCAGCGCGTCGGACGCCTGGTCCTTGAAGATGCCGCTGCCGGAGACGGCCGCGCGCTGCACGCCGGCCCCGCCGAGCAATTCGCGCCAGCGCCCGGCCGATTCCGCATCCGTCACGTCGACGAGCTGCGCATTGAAGGCAAGGCGCTTCGAGCGCAGCCCCGCGGCCGAAACGAAGCCCGCACCGTTGTCGATCTTGAGCAGGAGGTCCCGCCCCTTCTGTGCCGTCATTGGCAAGGTCCTTTCCTAAAAACCGTGGTTCAGCTTTCCGGTTCCGTCACCGCACGAAAACGCATCTCCGCCCGGTGGAAGCGCGATTTTTCCGAGCGCCGCAGCCGCGTGTCGCGGTGGAGGAGCAGCACGAGAGAATGTCCTTCGAGAATGAGCGGCGCATCGTGCAGTGCGTCCCGCACCAGGGCGGCGATCGCCTGCGCCTCGCGGTGCCCCACCGCCCCGGACCAGACCTCCAGCGTCACCGAATGCGCCTCGCCCGCCTCGCTGGCGGTCGAATGGTCGGTGCTGTCGATGCCGGCGATCACCACCAGCGGCGAAGCCGGTGCGTCGATCCGCCAGTCCGTGATCCCGTTCGCGCCGACGAGGGCCGCCAGCGCCGCGTCGCCCGAAAGCCGGGCGAAGATCGCCTTCTGCAGGGCCGATGCCGCGCTCATGGTTTTGCCTCCTCGCAGTCGCAGACGATGTAGCGTCCCGTCTCGTCGGGATCGCGAAAGGCGAGAACCGTGAAAATCCGCGCGCCCTTGCGAAAGCGCATGCCGCCCGCAAGGTCGGCGCGATGGCGCAGCCAGATGCGGTGCGTCACCGTCACCGGCAGCGTCCCCGCCACCTCCACGGCACGCGCCGAAACCGGCTCGATGCGTCCCCAGACCGTCGCGAGCGCGGCAAAGCTCCGCTCCACCCCGCCCTGCCCGTCCGGCGTCTCCTCCGGCCGCTCCAGCACCAGCCGCGCGGCAAGC